ATATACCTGACCGCTTTTATGACGGATAAACTGCTTGCCGTGGGAATCGTGATTGGAGATCAGCCAGTCAATGACATGCTCCCTTTGAATCTGTTCCAGGTCACTTTTAGTTAAACGGGTAACAGGCACATCCCTGAAGTCAAAATCACTTTTCAATCCTGTTTTCCATTTCTGGATAGAGCCTTTCATTTTTCCCCGACCGGGAACATTTAAGCTTACAAATCGAACTTCCACCGCATCTGGATCGATAAGCCGTCCAATCCGATAAGCCACCTCATCCCCATGGCCACGGAAAGTTTCAGATGCAGGTTTAAAGAGCCACTTATCACCTTTATCATCGGTGAAAAAATACTTGGTATGAGCACCGTCAATATCAGCCTTACCCTGAAACTTGAACGGATCTGTTTTTTCATAAACTACCCAATCGCTGTCCACTTTATTCCAAATTGTTGGTTTTACCATCGGGATTTCAAGTTTTGGTTTTTTAGCTTTTAGCTTCCCACTTTTCAGCTTTGTTTTAACTTTCCATTTCTTCCACTTGGCAAGGACACCTTCCATAGCCATTTCTTTACTGGCTGTATCCTTCGCTGTAAGTATCGTTACCATCTCATCCTTGTTCATCCACTGCCATTTTGGAAGCTTCGCTTTTTTGACAATATTCTTAAGCTGTGCAGAGTTCAGCGAATGGATATGAGCATCCCAGTGGTTAAAAGCAGAATCCAGTTTGGCGATGTAAGAACTCATATCTTCCGGCAGGAGATTTTTATTGTTCTTAGCTAAAATCTCGTAACCTTTGATGTAGGTTTTCATGAAGTCATCCAGCTGTGTGGGATCAGCTATAAGCTCATGCGGTTTTAAATTCTCTATAATTTCATCCAGTTCTGTCTTGGCTTTCTTAATCTGTTCGATGATCTGCTTTTTAACTAACTTGGCTGGTGAGCCTGTCGAACCAACGTGTTTCACCTTGCCGGTTAAAAGTCCAATGAGTTCCTCTTTCGTTCTCACCTTCCCGATGTTGTACTCTTTAAGCTTGGCTTTTAACGCTGCACCTTTCAGGTGACTGTGAGATTCTCCCGGTTCAATGGAATCCAACATTTTCACCAGATCATCCTTGGTACGCATAACCGATATTCCATTTGCTTTCGCTTCCTCCCGAAGTTTTACAATCGACCAATTGGAATAATCGGGGATCTGAACCTCGTGTGCTTTGTCCCACTTTTTAAGAAGTTTTATTAAATCATCTTTACTGCGAAGTACCGAGATATGGTGTTTCTTCATCAAGACTTTTAATGATTTAGTTTTCAAGGAAGCAAGATCCCAACCGGGTTCTAAAGGCGTAAGCAGTTTTATCATCTCCTTTTTGTTTCGGGTAACCGCAATACCCCTTTGCTGTACCAGTTTCTGAAGTGTCTTTCCTTTAAGTAAGCTGTACTTACCCTCCTGGATAATCTTATTTATCTGGGATTTTTCCTGGCTTGCAGATTTAGCAAGCTCTTCGATCTGCTCAGGGATTAAAATACAGTCCACATTCTTATCACCTACCGCCGTCAGGGGAATAGAGAGTATGTCATCTGTGTGGAGATCACTGTAGGCTTTTAGAGTCTCTTTACAGACCCTGGCTCTTGCTGCAACCGTGGTACAACGACATGCCGGATGAGCTGGGATGGGTGGTACGTTATCGATATTATATTCCTTACCATCCAACCCGCCACAAACAGGACAGGTTCTCTCATCACCTACCGCCATCCATTTAACTCTTTTCACATTGATTGTATCAAAGAATTTTAAACGTCCTTGATTGTGAGCACGAAGCGTTTCTGTTCGGGTAATGAGTTCCAACCGTTGCTGTGCTGTTTTAAATACCGTTTTGCCTACTCTTCGGAAGGTTTCTGGATCTGTGATGATACTTCCCAAACCTTGTGAAATAACAGAAATGGAATCGCCCTTTATTATCCCTAATGTAATCCCCTGCTTGATTCCGTTTAGAAGTTCTTTATGGACATTTCCCACCAGTTGAATATTGAATCGCACCATAAAGTCCAGAGCATTGCGGTCAATGAGGCTCATAATATGACGAGCTAACCTTTCCTGATCTTCAGAATTCAAAACATCCCATCGTGGGAATTTTGCATTTTTAAATTCTGAAATTCCATTTTTGATTCCGCTTTGAAAACCGTTTTTTGTTGCAGTAGTAAGAAGAAGTCTTTGTTCTTCCCTCACCTGCTTGATGGTTTTAGCTATATCACTCTGCAAGCCTTTGAGTCTGGACTGAAATACTTTTTGGCCTGGAGTTAAACTTGAAATTTCAGAATATTTGACTAATTGGGATTTGATGGAAAGTTCTCCTTTGCGAAGAAGTTCCACCATTTGTGCCACCTGCTGCTCGGTGTATAGATTGCGAGCTTGATAGGATTTTAAAGTCTCAGCAAGTATCTGTCCCGCCTGCCCCTCACTACTGAGTGGGGCGGGCAGGTGCGCTTGATTCGGCATCCATCTCTCCAGGTGAGAACTGTCTGCAGAAACGATCATCAAACGTTTTTTCTATATTGTGGACGGTGCAGTTATTTTCACTGCCATCCCAATAAACACAGTCTCCACAAACTTCTTCTTTCCCGAAGCTAGTTCGGGATTTCGCATTCTGCTCAACTTCAAATACATTTCCGTTCACATATAAATCATCTATTTCAGCCTGTGCTGACTGTTTGCTTCTTTTATTTTCTTGTTTTGGATCTAAACCCAATATTTCCTGGGAAGTCTCCACCGACATGATCCCCAATTGCACCATGGAGACGATATCCTTCACATCCCAGGTCATATCCACAATATTCTTTTCCTGCTTTCGGTTTGTCTTTTCAATCTGAGGGTTTAGATCCATCTTAGTCTGCAAGGTATTCTTACTGATCAAATTCCTGTCATAAAGTTCAATCAGCATTTTGCGAACTTCCTTTTCATCCGATAAATCCATATCAGAAAAGAAATACTGTACGCTCTCGTCCACATTATTCATCTCCTTCCAATCATCAAAAATCCAAGCCAGCATATCCCGTGCAACCTGTTTGATCTCTTTTAGCATAATCACCATCTTCCGCATGGCAATATTGGCTGTGGCAAAGTTGGGACCGTCTCCTGTTACAAGGGTTCTGTTTAACCCCAGCGCCACTAAAATATCTTCTTTAAGCTCCATAACCTTCTTCTCTGTCTCTAAAACATGTCCTTCGTTACCGTAGGTCTCTGCCTTTACATAGAAAGGAACCACCAGCCCGCTTTTTAAATCCATCTTGTTGATCTGATCCCGAATAGCTTTGAGCATTTTCTGATCAGGCATAATCACCTTATCGCCATACTTGCCGCCCACCTGAATAAACCTTAAGGGAGTTGTCCATCGCTTGGCAATAGCTCTTTCGGCTTTACGATAATCCCGCAGAAGTCCAATGGCATGAAATGCCGGAATGATCATTGAATTGCCTCGATCAGAAAACTCAGGAGCGTTCCATTTAAAATGGCAAAGCTGCTTTATAGGAAGTTTGATTTCCTTTCCAATGCTGCCATCAGATGTTTGAGTAACCTGTTTTGCTTCTGTTAACTCTCCATCTTCATACTTTACTTTCACACTCACCGGATTCACACAGGTGACACTTTCAATAGATTTCCCATCTTTGGAATATTCTTTGAATCCTACCGCATCCCCCTTGATTAAAAGTTGCAGGATCATATCCTTCACAAAAACATTCAATTTCAGATCATTAAACAGTTTCTGGGCATCAGCTCTTATATCTTCATCTCCTACACTGACCCTGATCTCATCACCGATAGCGAAGGTTCGCCAGGTGTTTATCACATTATTTACCAATGGTTCTTCCAGGTAATACTTCCAGGACTGTTTGGCTTTTTCTTCCCATGAAGCCGGAACGGTGGTATCCTGACTGATTGGGATAAATACACTGCTGTCAATCTGCTCCGCTGTGGCGAATAAGCCGGTTTCTTTAGCCGACGTTGGCTTTTGTTTAGTTTTTGGCATATACCCTCGCTTTCATTAAAATATTGGATTTGTGGCAACCGGCATGGGGATATCCCACACTTCCCGGTTCATCATAATTTCTAAAGATTGTTTTTTCTCTCTGACCAGCATGGCACACCGTATAGCATCGATAATATGGTCATTACCTTTGGAATAAATCACCCTGCCGTTTTTCAAAGTATACGTGTGGGTGGTAAACTGGTCTTCAATCACCGCATCGTGCATGGGGAATAACAATTTCTTTCCATGGAGATGTTTGGCAATGAGTGTGGTCATAAATTCCTTGGTGCGTTTTTTCAATGGTTTGGTTTTATCATCATCCCGGTAGCCGATTATGGTGGACGATCCAAAGTCTATTCCCTCGATTCTCTCATCTAAATCCAAGTCTGCAAACTTATCTAAATGCAGCAAGTCTTGTAAAATGCTCATTCCGTTGCCCCCATGATCCAACCCCATCCCAGATGGTTTGTAATAGCGGTCAATGGTAGCTAAAATCTCTGCGATGATCGGATAAGCGATATGTTCACAATGGACCCGAAGTACCAATTCCATATTGGTTTTTATATTCTCTTCAGAAACTCTTTCTCTAAATACCACAATCTCGGTGGGATCATTCACATAGCCGGTGTCACTCCCCACCCAGAAAGCAAACTCTGCATTGTTCTGTGGGATAAGATTTAAAAGCATATCTATCCTGTCCAGGACTTCCATTTCATTTTCACAATCTCGGATATGGTCTTGGGTGATTTCAACTAACTGGTAGTCATCAATGGGCACTTGTGACAGTTTGAAATGTTCAATATTGAACGCACCGTAGCTGGGTTTGCCGTGTTCCCCTGCAACCTCATGCTGCCACCCAGCTGATTCTATTCCGCCATAAAACTCCAAGAGTTCAATCTTTCTATTTTCAGTCCAATTTGGATTTTCCCAAGATGGAATTTTAAATAACTTCCAGCGGTCAGAGGATGTGAGACGATAATATGTAGTATCCCGAAGTCCATTGGGAGTGGAATAAATCCTAAAGACACCACCTTGGATTAAACATTGCCTTAGAGCTTTCCAAGCCTTCTCTGGTATCCAGGCTCCTTCATCCACCAAAATCATATTCACATGTAAACTCCTGAAAGAATCTCCATAGGCACCAGCCGGTCTAAAGAAAATCACAGATCCATTCTTCCATTCTATTCGGAAGTAAGGTTTGCGGAGTATCTTGGGTCTGCCTTGATTGTTAATGGCAATAGATGAAGTCAAGTCTGGATTATTATCTATCTGCCATTCCACCTCATCAATGATCGTATCCAGATGACCCTGATGCGGTGTAGCAACCAATACCTGTCCGCCTTTGGATGTAAATGCATTGTGCAAGGCCAGCGTTGCAATGTTGACAGTTTTACCCACATCCCTGCCGTCTCTGTGAATTATCTGTCTATCCCTACATTGCAAATCTTCTGCCTGGTGCGGCCAGTATCGTCTATCCTTACCATCACGATTCTGTAAATACGCTTGACCCCAAAAGAAAGGATTCTTTAAAACCTTAACCAATTCTTTCTTCCGGTATTTAGGCAAGTTTTCAAATCTCTCTGCGTACTGGCTCATACCATCTTTCTCACATTAAATGTCGAATTGAGTGGATGTTTGAATGTGTCGAGCTGAACGTCCATCGTCGATTACGCATAACAAAAAAGGAAAACAAAAATGAAAGAAACGACTGATTACCAAATAAGCTATTTGGAAGGCTCGGGAGAACTGGTGGAAAAAGTGAACCAGTTCCTTGATCACCTTAAAAGTAAAGGCAAAAAAGAGAAAACGCTTTACACCTATGGCAAGGATGTGGAACTGCTGGTGAACCATTTTAGCAAAGGTAAAGTGATAACCAAAATCACCAAGCCACTCATGGGTGGGTTTTTGAAATGTGATGGGATTCTTAAAACCGCTTCCGGTAAAGATAAATCCCATATCACCATTAATAAAACCCGCAGAGTGGTAAGTCAGTTTTTCGATTGGTTGATTGAGATTGGTGAGATTGAATCTTCTCCCATGCCAAAGGAAGCATAAATCCATGAGCACGCCAGAAAAGAGAGGGTCCCATCTTGGGGCTCTCTCTTCATTCAAATCAAAATTAATCGCTGATGGAAAATCAAAGCATACCGTTTCATCATACTCGAGGGATGTAAAATCTTTTCTAATCTTTACAGATGATAAAACGATAACTGAAATTTTACTGAATGAGTATTTTTCCACTGTGGCTTTAAAGAATGAAAAGAATGGTAAAAATCGAGATACCGCTTCGGTTAATAAAATCAAATCATCTTTAAAAGCATATCTGAAATATCTGGGTAAACCAAAGCTATGCGAAGCTATTAAACTCAAATCCACACAACGTAAAGAACCTGCATTCCTTACAGACGCCGAACGTTTGAGACTTTTAAAGACCATCCGATCAACCAAAGGCAATCTTGCTTTGCGGGATAATGCCATGGTTTCTACCATGCTACTTGCAGGGATCCGTGTGGATGCTTTGGTTAAACTCAATATCCAAAATGTCAACTTGGATGAGAAGAAACTCACCATCCGAACCAAAGGGGACAAGATTTTCAAAGTCTTTATCAATTCCAAATTGCGGACCATCCTGAAACGATTTTTCAAATACCGCAATAAACTTCCAGCCGAGTGCGAAGCACTTTTCATAAGCAACCGGCTATCAAGAATCACCTCACGAC